GCACTTCACCCTCCTCGCCACGACCACGATCACCGGCACCGGCAACCAAACCGGCGTTGACATCAAGGACTATGAAGGCGACGTCCAGATCATCCTCGCCGGCACCGCTGCCGGTTCCGGCCATGACCTGACCTTCCGCATTGAAGAGTCGAGCGACAACTCGACCTATACCGCAGCCACTGGTGGCGGCTTCACTGCCATCGCCAACGCTGCGTCAAAGGAGGTGATCACCCTGAACAGCAATGACCTAAAGCGGTACATCCGCTTGAGCTGCACTGCTGAGACGGGCACTGCATCCAGCAACGTCACTTGTTTTGGCTACGGCCTGAAGAAGTACGGCTGAGGCTGACCGATGGCATTCGTCGAGGATCCAACCAGCTTCCTGAATGACTTCGGGGTCACCGTGACTGCGAATGGAATCACGGGACTGGGGATCCTCGACATGCCCGGTGAGTACGTGGCCGATGGTCGCGTCATCACGAATGAATACCTGCTGAGGGCGGAGACGTCGAAGTTTGGGGAAGTCACCTACGGCGACACGATGACCGTGGGAGCGAACAGCTATCAGGTGCGCGAGGCACCGCTGATGATTGATGATGGTGTGTTCTGCCTGATCCTGCTGACGAAGACTGTCGTGGCCGCTAACAACATCATCACCCTTTCTGGATTGCACATTACAACCTTGGCCGGTGATCCATTGGTGACGCTATGACGACGACGATCACAGGGCTACCGAATGCGACGACGCCACTGAGCGGCACGGAGCGCGTGCCGATGGATCAGGCGGGCGCAACGAAGGACGCGACGACACAGGACATCGCGAACCTGGCACCGGGCACGGATCTCACCTACACCGCCGCGACGCGGACGCTGGCCAGTAGCACCGGTGCGGATGTGGTGCTGCCAGTGGCGACGACCACGGACGCGGGCCTGGCGACGATCAGCAGCACCACCCCGGCAGCACTGGGCACCGCAGCGGTGGGCACCGGAACCACGCTGGCGCGGGCGGATCACGTTCACGGGATGCCGAGCGCGGCGGATGTGGGAGCAGATCCCGCAGGCACCGCATCGTCGGCGGTGGCATCGCACGTTGCAGGAGCCGACCCGCACACGCAGTATGCGCTGGAGTCCAGCCTGGGCACGCTGGCCACGCAGTCGGGCACGTTCTCTGGCACCAGCTCGGGCACGAACACGGGCGACGTCACCCTCGCCGCCAGCGTTGCCGACGTGCTCAATCTGTCGAACCAGGAGCTCCAGGCGGACGACCCCGGCGGGGATCGGCTGCTGTTTTGGGACGACTCAGAAGGGAAGTTGACCCATGCGACGTTGGGCCCTGGTATCACGCTCGTTGGCACCACGATTGCCAGCGAGTACGTGCTGGGGATCGCTTGCTCTGATGAGACTTCTGACCTCACCGATGGCACGGCGAAGGTCACGTTTCGGATGCCATTCGCGGCGACGCTGACGGCAGTGCGGGCGAACGTGAACAGGGCACCGACTGGCTCGACGCTGGTGGTGGATATGAACGAGGAAGGCACCACGGTGCTGAGCACAAAGCTGAGCATTGACGCGAGCGAGAAAACCAGCGTTACGGCAGCGGTGCCAGCGGTGATCAGTGATTCAGCGTTGGCTGATGATGCCGAAATCACGATCGACATTGATCAAGTGGGCGCCACGATCAAGGGCAGGGGCCTGAAGGTGTGGCTCTACCTGAGGAGGGTGTGATGCTGCTGATTAACTCCTACAGGTTTGCGGCTCAGCTCTGGACACCAGCGGCGATCACGACTGCGCTGTGGCTGGATGCGGCGGATGCGAGCACGATCACGACGGTCAGCGGCGCTGTTAGTCAGTGGAATGACAAGAGTGGGAATGGGCTAAACGCAACCCAAGGAACGTCAGGATTGCGGCCCATTGTTGCCACTGCATCACAAAACTTCTTGAATGGGATCAGCTTCGATGGTGTTGATGATTATCTAGGTTTCTCGTCGGCACTGTTGGGCGCAACTCATAGCTTATTTGTGCTGTTTAAGCCGACTATTGAAGCGGCTATTGGCTCGTTATTTGGCCAATGGCAATCAGGGCAAAATGGGCGTTATGTGTGGTCTGTAAACCAAGACTCAACCGGTCAAGTAGCAAGTGGCAAACTAAATCTTTTCAATTCAACGACAACCCAAGGAGCAAGCATCAACGGCTTTGCCATCGAGGTATCAATCACCAATGACGCCACTTTGGTCAGTTCGATATCAACCACAGGTGACGAGCAGTGGAAACTATTAAAGAACGGAACACAATGGGAAAGCGCAACAATTGCTAGTGTTTACACGGGCATCAATAGCTCGCTGGGTTCCGCAAATGCAACAGCATCAATTAACCCGTATGACGGTGTTATCTATGAAGTCATCCATCTGGCCTCCTACGCCAGCACCGACACCCGCCAACGCATTGAGGGCTACCTCGCCCACAAGTGGGGCCTAACCGGCAGCCTGCCCGCAGGCCACCCGTATAAAACGACGCCGCCCTACCTCTGATGCGTGCACTTCTACACATCGCCACCCAGCAGGTCCGGCCCTACCCCCGGCCCGATGATGCGCCTGTGCTGGGCCTCGACCGACAGGAATATCACGTACTGGCGGTGGTGCGCGAGCCGGCGCCAACAAGCCACGACCCCGCAGCGCACTACCCCGTGCCCGCTGCGCCGGTCGTCAGCATCACCGATCCCGACTCCGATGATCTCAACGGCACTGTGATTTACGGCTGGCGCCTGGAGCCGCAGCCGCCCCCGCCACTGCCCCCGCCCGACTGGTTGACGTTCGCCGGCTGGCTGTTCAGCTACCCCCCGATGGCCACCGCCATGGCTGCCGCACGCTCCAGCACCACCCACCAGGGCGAGCCCGCAACCACCAGCCTCCCCGCCGCCATGGATGAGGCCCGCCTGCGGCAGAACTACCTGCCGTTCGCCGCTGCATGGGCGCTGTTCCTGCAGGCCGCTGCGATGCCTGCTGACGCACTGGCCGCGATCGTGGCTGAGGCACAGGTTGATCGACTGCCGGATGAGTTCGTGGCGGCGTTGCAGCCCGGTCAGCAGCCGGCCCCTAACGAGGTGACACCATGAGCAGCCGCCGCGAGGGCATCCTCGCCCACATCGCCACCACCCTGGCCCCGACCGCTGGGATCGGCACGGTCTACCGCAGCCGCGTCGAAGCGTTCTCGCGCGATGAGGCGCCGGCCCTGGTCATTGAGCCGATCGCTGATCGCTGCCAGCCTTACTCAACCTGCAAGCTCGATTGGACCCTGGATCTCGCCGTCGTGGTGCACACCCGCGGGCCGATCCCTGAGCAGCTGGCGGATCCCATCATCGTCTCAGCCCATGCCCTGCTGATGGCTGATCGCACGCTGAACAACCTGGCCATCGACATCGTGCCGACCGGCACCGACTTCCAGCGTGACAAGGCCGACCTTCTCTCCCTCTGGCAAGTCAACACGTACGCGATCCGCTACCGCACCCTCGGGAGTGACCTCGAAAATGGCTAGGTCTCGCAGGTCCCCTAGACTGACCACAGATACCGTCTCCCCCATGGCTGGCCCTGTTGCCCCGCCGCTGCCATCCACCGGCGGCTCCTACGAGCTGGAGGGCAACGAGTGGGTATGCGTCCAGCAAACCCAGATGCCGGAGCCGGCACCGCCGGAGCCTGACTGCCCAGCGTGCACGGCCCCGCCGCCGGACCTCGCCGACCCCGAACCCGCCCCCACCCCTGAGGACTGACCGATGCCGATCTGGCGTAACCGACTGGCCCTGGTGAAGGCCGAAGCCACCTACGGCACCAACAGCAGCCCAGCGGCCAGTGATGCCCTGCTGTTCACTGAGCTCGACATCGAACCACTGGCGCTGGAGCTGGTGGAGCGTGAAACGATCCAGGCCTACATGGGCCACCGCGCCAGTGTGGTGGCGCAACGATCGGTGCCGGTGAAGGCCACGGCCGAACTGGCCGGCAGCGGCACCGCTGGCACCGCCCCACGGTGGGGCCCGCTGCTGAAGGCAGCCGGCTGCGCTGAGGCGGTCGTCAGCTCCACCAGCGTCACCTACTCGCCGGTGTCGAGCGGGTTCAGCTCCTACACCTGTGAGTTCTACGCGGACAACGGCAGCGAACAGGCGATCGTCGGCGTTCGCGGCACCGCTGAGCTGAGCCTGTCGGTCGGTGAGATCCCGACACTCGCATTCGATCAGATGGGGATCTATGGCGCCCCCACGGCTGTTTCGCTCCCCACCCCGGCCTACACCGCCCAGGCGGCGCCGCTGATCGTCAACACCGACAACACCGCCACGGTTTCGGTGCACGGATTCTCGGCGTGCATGACAGCCTTCACGTTCAGCCTGGGCGTTGAGATGGTGTTCGAGCAGAAGGCAGGATGCACGAAGCAGGTGCGGATCAGCGAGGCCAAGCCGACCGGATCAATCACGATCGAACTGCCGGCATTCGCCACGAAGGACTTCCTCACGATCGCCAGCAACCAGACCACCGGGTCCATCAGCTGGGTGCATGGGGCCACCCCCGGCAACATCGTTACGTTCACCGCTGCGCAGTGCGCGTTTGATTCGCCCACGCTGGACGAATCGGACCAGGTGACCCACATCACCCTGCCATTCCGCGCGCTGCCGAACACCGGCAATGACTCATTCTCCCTGGCCCTGACCTGATGGCATTCGTTCTTGAGCAGAGCCCTACCTTCCGGTGGCCGATCACGATCCGGGAAGTGCAGGACGGCGGACGGGTGCGCACACACCAGTTCGAGGCGATCTACCGGCGGCTGCCACAGAGCCGCATGGATGCCGTTCAGCTGCAGTACCAGGCGATCAAGGCGGCAGCCAGCCGTAACGAGGTGATCGACGACATCCCCACCCGTGCGATTGCTGATGAGATCCTGGCCGGATGGGAGGGCATCACCAATCCTGACGGGTCTGCGGTGGAGGTGACACCGGAGGCGAAGGCGCAGCTACTCGAGGTGGCGACCGTCGCTGATGTGCTGGTCACCACGTTCTTCGAGGCGCACGACAAGGCCCGGGTAAAAAACTGATCGGCGCCGTGGATCACCTCTTCCGCTCCAAGGGTGACACGGCGCAGGCAGAAGCCGATGCAGCGCGGTTCGGCGTGATCCTTGAGGCGCACCACCTGGCGCCGCGGAATCACCACCTATGGGCGGAGCTGTGGCCGGTGGTGCACCTGTTTCAGCGGAGCGTGACGCAGTGGCGGGCAACGTCGGGCAGGGTCGTGGGGCTCGACTACGGGGTGATCCTTGGCCACCTGGCGCCGCTGTTCGATGTGACCGTGGATCCTGCGATGATGGATGATCTTCAGATGATGGAACTCCACGCCAGAGACCTGCTCAACCGCAACGCGAGGAAGTGAACCATGGCTGCACTGAAGGCACTGCTCCAGATCCAAGCTGACGTTCAAGGCGAGAGGAAGGTAACTGCACTGGGCGGCGCGCTGGCTGGCGTGGGGAGGACCGCAACGGCGGTAACGGGCAGCATGCGGGGCCTCACGGCTGCGGCTGGCATGTCAGGACTGGCCGGATCCATGACCGCCCTGGCGCCGCTGCTGTCGGTCGCTGGCCTTGTGTCCATGAGCAAGAATGCACTCGACGCCGGCAAGTCCATGTATATCCTGTCTCAACGTACAGGCGTATCAGTTGAATCACTGGCCCGATTCAAGAAAGCGGCATCAACTACCGGCACCGATATAGATGCTGTTGCCAAGGCTGCGGCGAAGCTCAGCAAAGGACTCTTTGAGGCTGGCGAAACAGGCAAGGGAACAACGGCCGAAGCGTTGACCGATCTTGGCATCAGTGCCCGTGACTCAGCAGGGCAGCTCAGATCAGCCGATGAAGTCATGCTTGACATTGCCACTCGGTTTCAGGCTATGCCAGATGGCGTAGAGAAAACAGCTCTCGCGATTAAGCTGTTCGGCCGCGCTGGCGCTGACATGATCCCGATGCTCAACATGGGCGGCGATGCTATTGAGAGTATGCAAGTCAAGATGACAGAGGCATTCGCCAAGAAAGCGACTGAATACAGTGCAAAGCTCACCATCCTATCCGGCAAGGTCGGAGCTTTGGGCATGGACATCATGGTAGCCCTACTGCCTGCGCTCGACAGTTTGGCAACAATGCTTACCGTTGTGGTGTCAGCTTTCAATGCGCTACCTGAACCCTTGCGAAATCTTGTTGTTCTCGCATCGGTGCTCGCTGTGGCATGGGGCCCGATTACTGGGCTCCTGACTGCACTCGCCGGCCTGAAGATCGGCGCCACAATCGCCGGATGGGCTGGTGTCATTGGTCCCGCAATCGCGGCGATCACAGCTGCATTCTCCGGTCTGCTGGCCTATCTCACCGGCACCATGCTGCCGGCCCTGCTGGCGTTCTTCTCTGGCCCTGTCGGCTGGACCGTATTGGCGGTTGCTGCTGTGGTGGCAATGGCCATTGCATTCCGCGAGCCGATCGGTGAGTTCCTGTCCTGGCTCGGCGGCGCCCTGCAGGATGGCCTTAAGGCTGGCCTCAAGATCGCCTATGACATCTGGGTCAAGCCATGGGTCGACATCTGGGATAACGTCCTGCGGAAGCCGATCAGTGATCTTCTGTCATGGATGGGCAACGCCATCCGCGCACCGTTCGAGGCGGCGGCCAACTTCGTCAAGGGCATCATTCGCGGCATCCTGCAGACGATCGCCAACGGCATCAATGCCGCAGTCGGCGCGATCAATAGATTGATCGGCGCCTACAACAGCCTCCCCACACCAGACCTCCCCCTGGTCCCGACGATCGCCATCCCTCAGTTCGCACAAGGCGGCGTCGTCAACCGCCCCACCCTGGCGATGGTCGGCGAGGGCGGCGAGCGTGAGTACATAATCCCTGAGTCGAAAATGGCTGCGGCATCCGCCCGCTACCTCTCGGGTGGCCGCGGTGATGCTGTGCTCAGCGGCGGCGCCGGCAACTCCATCATCAACATCCGCACCGGCCCGGTCATGTCCGCACAGGGTCAGCAGTGGGTGACCATGGCTGACCTCGAACGTGCCGTACGCCAGACCGAGGCCGGCGTGATGGCCCGCATCCGCACACCAGCCGGCCGCCGTGCGCTGGGGATCCGCTGATGGCAAGAGCTCAGTCACAGTTCCTCAGGATCTACGACACCGCCGGCACCACCTATCAGCGGTGGCAGTCCTACTACTCGAACGTGACCGTCAGCCTGTCGGGCGCGGCCTGGATCTACGTGTCGTTCACCGCCAGCGGTATCACCGCCGGCCAGACC